TTACCACCTGTGATTGTGCCTGTGGCACTTGATGTTCCAGCTGTGAATATTCCTGTACTAGCAATGGTCAATACGTTGCTGGTGCCGGCTACTGTAACTCCAATATTGCCACTGGTTGCAGCAGCAATATTTGAAGTTCCGGCAGTAACTGGAAATCCAGAAGTACTAGCAGTAACACCAGTTAATTGACTACCATTACCAAGGAAGAATGAGCTGCTACCTGCAGTTATGTTGCCAGTGGCACTTACAATGCCACCAGTTAGGATATTACCACCTGTGATGTTGCCAGTGGCACTTGCAGTTCCACCAGTGGCCAAGTTACCACCTGTGATTGTGGCTGTAGCACTTACTGTACCACCTGTGGCCAAATTACCACCAGTGATTGTGCCAGTGGCACTTGCAGTTCCACCTGTTAACAGATTGCCACCCGTGACGTTGCCTCCAGCACTTGCTGTGCCGGCAGTGGCCAAATTGCCACCGGTGATTGTAGCAGTGGCGTTGACAGCACCAACGATATTGCCTACTAAACTGGTTGTGCCTTGGGCAATAAAATTGCCAGTGTGTAAATTTGCATAGCTGGAGATGTTAAATGTAGTATTAGAAACGGTGGTGTTACTTAGGGCTGTTACAAACTCAAGAGCACTTTCTTTCCAGGCCATCACCGCTGAATTTTGACTGCCACGCAGGCCAATTGTACCAATGTCTAGTGTAGGTGAGCCAGATGTTTGTCCGTCAGCCAATGTGATCATTGGATCTTGAATCAAGGTGTTGACTGTGTCAATTGCAGTTGTGGTTCCATTAACTGTCAAGTTGCCAGAAACTGTCAGATCTGATCCATAAGTCAAGCTGTTGGCAAGTTTGGTTGCAGTAATTGAGTAATTTTGTACTTTTGCGCCGGCATTAATACCAACTTGTGAATTACCTGCAGATGAGTCAGTAATTTGATTATTCTTAATTCTTGTAACGGCCATTTTATTCTCCAATAAGGCAATTCGTTAGCCAGGACATTTCACGGGCTATGCTTTATTTACCGCGGCCAGCAAGAAACCGTTTTCTGCGCCTATTATTCACTCCAGGGCAAATGTGTTTTTAAGAACTTGTTGAGGGTTGTAAATTGTAGAACAACAATTTGTTTGAAACTGTATTTATCTGCAGATTAAAAATTTTTGGTATTGCTGTGTTTTTACAAGAATCTAATGTCAATAACGTCACCCGATTCTGGAGCTTCTGTGAATACCAAGTTTGCACTGGGATTTGGAACCATTGAATAAGATTGATCCGGAACTTGGGTAATACCGTTCAGCATGATCAATGCCGCTGCTGTGGTTGTGCTACGATCTAGAGTAAATGTTGTGGCCACACTGTTGCCATACAGCGTTTGATTAGTAACTGCCCCTTGTCCAACTTGATCCCACTCAGCGCCATCATACACTTCTACTCTAGAAGTTGTAGTATTAAATCTAACAGTACCAGTGTTGGCTGGGCTAGGACGTTGAACAGTATTGCCCACCGGTAATATCAAACCGGTTGTGGTATCTATTGTTACTACGCCGGTTCCGGTGGGTTGTATTGTGATTGTTGCGTTGGCCAAACTGGAGCTGATTGTGGTATTGCTTATGACCAGATTACCAAACAACGCGGCACTGCCAACACCAAACGGTCCTATATATCTGTAGCCCACAATAAACACCGATTTTCCTGAGACTCCACCGGCAATTACCGTTGGAATAGTTGCGCCGTTAAAATTTAAAATGCCAGCTTGATAATCAAAAAACCAAGTGTCGTCACTGCCAGAACCGGCTTGGAACAATCTGGTACCGGTGGTTGCAGGAGTTGTGGATCCTGTGGTGTCCACGTAAACCACCACCAAATAGTTGTCACCAAACTGTGTAGGTATCCAATTAGTTAAATTAGTTTTCCAGGTCTGATTGTCAGGGGCTGTGAAATCTTCTGTACACTGCACTGTAGGGCTGTAGCTGCCGCCACCATCTTTGTAGACTTCTACTATTGATGTAGTGTCACTAGGAGGTGTGGTAGGTATGCTTCCGCTGTCGGTCCAAACCAAGTCACCACGATACAACAACGGGCTGGCTATGCTTTCGTTGAAGGCTTCCTTACTGCCCGAGCCCGGTGGTGGTATAGAAGTTTTGGCTACACCGTAACCAACTTTCTTCCAGAGATAGTCTAGTTTTTGACTTTCACCAAATGAAGCAGCCATTATGCAGCGTCTCCTATTGAAAGTGCGGTAATAGTCTGTCCACTACTTAGTGCTATGCGAACTAAAATATTGTTGCCTGTGCTGTTGCTTGCATTTTGTGAGCCCAATGTCATGGTATAGCTTACATTGGCAATGGCTGAGTTAAGTGGCACCACGTCGGCACCCGTTAAGGCAACGCCGTTGCTACCATTACCACCACCTGCAATACTTGCTCCAGGAACACCTGATCCGTTGTACTGTAGCGAACAACTTAACCAACCGTTGAGCGTACTGGTTGGGCCCGGAAAGCCCGGAGTAGGTGAGCTGAATCCACCTGTGTCGATTGTTGTGCCTGGTGCTGCAATCCACAGGCCAGCAATACCGGTAGTGGTTGTAAGTCTAATGTCAAAGTTGGCCATGGTGGCTCTTCGGAATGCAAAGGTAAAGTATTGCAGTCCACTACGTCCTGTGGCAAGATCGGGGCCCACGGGCAAATATCCAGTGCTTAAATTGGTCACAAAATGTTTAACTACCCCATATCGGTCAACTGCTTCGGCTGTGCCAGCAATAGTTTGGACTCCGGTCCATACATTAGCAGTATAGTTGTTTGTACTGCCATTGAATACCGGAGTATTGGCGGCAACACCAAAGCCAGTTATACGTAAACCGTTGTCGGTGTATACAGATCCCAGGGTAGCACTGACCGCAATGTTGCCTTCACTAATGCCAGTGTTGGCAGCGGCATTTACCTGTATTTTGGTTGGCAATTGAACCGTGGTGCTGGTGCCAACCACGTTGAATATGTTTGCTCCCACGTTTGCCACAGCGTTGACTGCTCCGTTGATCAACACATTAAGATTGCCCATCACATAGTTTGACGAGATGCCTGTGTTGGCTTTGACATTACTGCCGGTCAACATTGTAGTTGATCCGTCAATCTGAGCCAAAGTTTTAGTTTGTGTGGCAATAATTGATCCGGTGCCTTCAATAGCCGAGCCAGCACTCAATGTAAACGGATCAGCACTACGGAAAGTTTGACCTGTAAAGTTTTGTAGTTCTAGTGTGGCCACAGTAATGCTTGGACTGCCTGTGGCACTGTAATATGGAATACCCGAAATATAAGTATAGGTTCCACTGACGTTGCCGGCCATGACCACGTTGCTGGTTACCAAAGTAGGTGCTGAATTTAAATTGTCTTTGACCATGCCCACTGTATTGGTATTGCCAGTTGCAGTATGTCTAAGTTGGAAATCATTGTAGCCATTGCCTAGACTGGCCAGGGTGTTGCTGATGGTAGCAGAAAATACCTTATAGAATCCTGTAGGTACAGCGGCATTGGCCACGTGCAGGTCTCGATCGGCTGACACTATCAATGCACCTGCTGTACCTACTGTGTTTCCACCTGTGGTAAATGTTACATTACCACCGGCTGTGTTATTAACATAAGCAGTCAGTGTGCCTGTGGTTGCTGTGTTGGCATTTTGAACTTGTGTGCTTGTAGCAACAGGTGTCGTGGTGGCTACGCGAGTAACTGATGTGCCGTTGGCCACAATATTGCCGCCGGTGTTGTCTGTGGCTCCAGCGGCCAATAGTGGACTGGTTCCTTGACTGGCTGTGGATATGGTCACATTGGTATATCCGCTGAGATTGGTTGGTGCGGTAGGATTGGCCAATATGGTAATATAACTGGTTCGAGTCAGTGTATTACTCTGAGAAATAGTACCTGGCGTGCCGTTGGCTTGCAATGCCACAGTTTTGGTTCCTGTGGTTGGAGATCCCACAGCCGTCAGATACGAATGAGTCACGTTGGCAAAAGTTATCAGTCCGATATTGCTGGTAGTGTCACCCCAGGTCCAGTTGAATACATTTCCTGTAAAGGCCACGTTGGGAGATGTTTGATTTTGAAAATTAAACAAACCACGATCGCGTCCGTTGTAGTCTGTGTATAGATATCCAACCTGTGCGTTGGAGGTAAATCCTGTGGCATCAGTTTGCGTGTTACTGGTTCCTATAAAGCCAGCTCTAACTTCAGGTTCAATACTAATAGTCACGTTACTGGACTTGAATGGGCTGGTACTAAAGCCGGTGTACAACCAAAGATTTGCCACACGATTTACTGTGGTTGCAGCATTTTGTTGTACTGAGGTAAGTGCAAAAGTATGTGTAATGTTGGCTGCACTGGGATTGCCGGCCAGACCAGTTTGGATATTGATGTTGCTGTTCGCCGTGCCATCACCCCACTGGAAGTTGTACACTTGTTGAGCACCAAAGCTGGCTGTGTTGCCAGGACTACCAGGAGTGTCGTTGCGGAAACTTACCACGCCACCGGTGGTAGACAAGTAGTTAATGGTTGTTGCCACGTTGGCCGCTACCGCAGGACTTTGCGGTGCGTAAACTTTAACATTGGTGTTGGCCGATGTGACACTGTAAGGTGGTGCATTACCGGCTGTTTGATTTGTGCCTGTTAAGTTGATTCCGTATATGGCATCTGTGTTGGCAGAGTTGATGTAGGTGTGACTATTGGTAGTAAAACTATTGCCAGGATTGACAATATTGCCATCGCCGTAGTTGATCGAATAAGATGTAGCATACAGGCTGGTGTTGGTCAGTGTTACACTGCTACCGGTGTCCAACGTTGTTGGGCTTGTGGTAAATGACGGTATTGGCAGGGGTGTAAACAGAGTGATGAAATTGGTGTTGGTGGATGTTGCGGTTGAACCTTTGGCTCCGGCCGCGGCATTGCCGCTGTAGGTTCCGTTGGTGTTGTAAGCGGTGTAGACCACTGTGAATTGTCCGCCCAGCACGTTGCTATAGGTGTGTGTTGGGTTGGCCGATGTGCTGGTTGTGCCGTCGCCAAAATCCCAAAGGTAACTGTTTGGATTGCCAATGTAATATCCGGTAAATGCCACACTCAGTGGACTGGGGCCAGATGTCACGTTGGCAGAGATGTAAACATTGCCTACATAGGTATTTCCAGCAATGTTCAAGGCCACTTGATTTAGATCATCCAGGCCGTCGGTCACAAATGTAGCAGTGGTCCACCCTGGGTAGGCCACATTGGTGGTCAGGCTTCCATCGGTGGGTGTTCCTAACGGAATTAGATTGCCAGTAACATTTCCAGCAACATTGCCTATTGTTTGATCTACATAAAATTTGGTAGTGGCATCTGCGTTGGCCACCGGTTCTGCTAGGTTGTTGATGTTGACATTGCCGGCACTGATATTACCAATGTTGGAAATAGTTACATTTCCAACTGTGAAAATACCAGCTACTTCAAGAGTGGATGAGGGGCTGACAGTGTTAATGCCTACATTGGCATTACTAATAGACAGATCAATGCCATCTCGTTCAAGATTGCTTGATAGTATCTGCCCTTTTACGTAGTTAACTGCCATAGATTATCCCTGTATAGGATATTTAGCTGATTAGCTTGAGGTGTGAATTACGTTGATCGGCACAGTATTAGGTGGTGCTGATGTAAATGTAATATCGTATCCGCCGTTGACAGTGTAAGACGAAGCCGGCTCTTGGTAAATTGATCCCACAAATACTATCAACTGCGTTGCTGTGCTCTCTGCTACACTCATTGTGAACACTGTTTGTACTCCGTTGCCAACAAAATTGTCCACGGTGTATTCAACATCACCCGAACTTAGAGCCACATATTGGGTGCCGTTAAAAAATTCAACAAATCCAGACGAGTCGGTGTTGTAACGTATGAGTCCAAATGCTGGATTATCTGGGCGCTGGCTGCTGTCACCGGTAGGAAGTACTACTCCGCTACTTCCACTTTGCAATCGGCGATTTTTTACAAAATATCCCATTAAATTGTAGTATACGAAGTGACCGCGGTCACTGTGTTGGCTGTGGTTATTACTTGTACAAAATCTCCAGTGCCCAATAATAATTTTTCTCCAGCAGCGTAAAGTTGATAGGTGTCACCGCTAGCCAGTGGCAACGCATATAAAATTTGATTGCTAGTTGTTGCGGAGTTGCTGTTTGGCACCACAAACACGTTGGCGGTTACATTTGCTGCGCCCCAATTGTTTAGACTGAGCCAGGTAATGGCTGTGTTGCCACCGCTGGTATAAACCGTATTACCAACTACTGTGTTGCTGATCACTTGTGTTGTTATTGACATTTTTGTTCCTTAAAATATGATTGCGTAGACAATGGCTTTGCCTTTGCTGACCAATTCGTCGTTGGCTGATGCTGATGTAAAGTACAATCCTGTACCGCCACTGCCAACCACGTTGCTGTAAACAGCCACCGCATTGGCCACATTGGCCGGTGTAGCGGTATTGGCAAACGCCTGGTGTCCATTTAAAAAGAGTTTGTTGGTTGCAGTATCAAAAGACAAGTTTGCTGTTGCACCAAACGCACCAGAATTGTTAAACTGTATTTGAGTGTTTGCTCCTGCTGCTACAACTGCGCCGGTGCTGGTAAGAATATTAGCGTAACTAGTAATAGGAGCACCTGTGCCGGATACACTGTTGCTGATCTGCCAGGCATTGGCCACAGAATTAAATCTCAATCCAGCAAACGTTGTTGGACCTGTTTGCCCCAACAATCCCATGTCTGTCACAGTGCCGGTATTGTTGGCTGCAACTACAATAAAGTCGTCAATTGTGCTCAAGTTACCAGTGTAGGTTAAGCTACCATTAAAAATAGTATTGGCATAGTTGATCGTAAGAGTAGCAAACCCATCGTTGCCTGTTAGGGTTAGGTCGCCACTGGTATTCTTATATGTAGACATTTACAGATCCTTTTTGTTATTTATGCGGTTTACAAAGGTGTCTAGATCAAGGTGAGTTAGATTTTGTACTGCTTCTAGTTCGGCTATTCTGGCCGTGGTTGGGCCTGCAACCCGTACAAATTCAACAGTTTTGTGATCAGTCATGATTCGAACCAGTTGCTTGACCCAATTTCCAGTAAATGTAGGCTGAGCATTTATTTGTTTATAAAATTCAGACCCTGCATACAGGTTGTTTATGGTATTGGTTGGGCTTGGGCCCATGTCAAATCCCAATAGGTATATCAATCGATTTTCGTCAATGGCAGCTATACCAACAGCCAATGGGCCTGAACTGTAGCCAAAATATGGTTTAGGAACTTCTCTAGCACCCTTGCCCGGTATGGGTCGTCGTGTATGAAAACGATGCTGAGCACTGTAGCCCAACTCTTGTATAAACGTGGCTATAGGTTTGTCAGTGGCCACCAGCACATCTGGTGTGTATTCTCTGTGCAGGGCATTACATCCGTAGATTTTTCCGTACTGATTTAATATTGTTAAATCAATACCGCGTCGGCTGGTGCCGTTACCAAGTACAAATGCTCGAGTCATAAAAAAAATCCCCACAGTACTTATTGTGGGGATTTTAGGTCTTTACAAAAATTACGATGTAAAGTTTTCTACAATACCAAGACTTAGTGTACCACCAGCATTTTGCTCACTGCCGTTGGCGCCCCAAGTGTCTGTTTCTGCACCAGATTTGGCAACTGTGCCTTCGTCGGTGAAGAAGTTGGCATCAAGTGCCACGTTGTTAACAACCTGTGTATCAAGCCAAACATCGCCGGTATTGGCATTGCCACCTGTGCAACCGCCATCAAAATTCTGCAAGAACCTGTTGGTCAATTTGCTGATAGCCACTTCTGCAGAATCGCCAAAGAAGTAACTGATACTCATGTTGCCTGCGGTGGGTGATAAATCACTGGTCAACACACATGTTCCAACAGCGTTTACACGACCTGTGCCGGTGTTGGCAAGAGCAGCAGTGGCTGTAAAGATTGTGCCAATCTGTGCAGTAGGAGCACCATAGGCGGCCCAGTCTGTGTCGCCTACTGTAGTGATGCGGTATGCCGAACCAGATAACAAGGCTGTTCTGGAAGTTGAATCGGCTACCATAAACTTGCGTGAACCTTTTTGGCGTATGATAACACCATCTGCTTCGGCAAATCCTGTGATAAACACACGACATTTTACAACTGGATATGTTGTGCTTACATCTGTGCCACGTGTACCGCCAACTACACCAAGAAACAGTGGATTAGTACCGCCAGTTGGGTATACCACAGTGGCCACATCCATTGAGGTCGGCGCCGCAAATGGAGGATATGCCTGATCTACTGGTGTAGATGTAGATGTATTATATTTTTGAATCTTAAGTGGACGTCCCATTTTGTTTTCTCCTTAAAGAAGCCCGATGTGGGTTCTAGCCACTACGCAGGGGTAAAGCCTGCATAAAACGCCTGATTGCGTTGACAAGTATTTATGGTAAACAAATATTTTACCCGTGTTGCACCATATTAAATATGTCATGGATACAGAACAATTAATAACTCTTGGCAACACTGCTAGAGAAGAAAACAACCCAGAATTGGCATTAAAATACTATGCTCAAGCCTTGACTGAAGATCGTAATTCAGCTTCGGCGTTTAACAACTACGGCAATGTACTGAGAGAATCTGGTGACCCATTGGGCGGCATACCATTTTTACAACGCAGTATTCAGCTGGCGCCAGAACATCCAACTGCACAGTTCAATTTGGCTGTGGCTTATTTGTTGGCCGGAGACTATGCTCGTGGCTGGTCGCAATACGAGACTCGTTGGAACTACGAACACCTTGCTGGAACCTTGCCCAACTACTCTCAACCTAGATGGACTGGACAAGACATTAAAGATAAAACAGTGTTGGTGCTGGGTGAACAAGGACACGGCGACAATATACAATTTGTTCGATTTGTTGGAGACCTGACCAATCGTGGTGCCAAGGTAATACTGGTTGTAACTGACAATCTTAGACCCTTGTTGCATGGCCCATCATTGCCGACAATTATCACGTTTGGTGATCCAATGCCCAGCTTTGATTACTGGATTCCAATTATGAGTATTCCAACTGTGATTGGAACAACCTTGGATAATCTTGCGTCAGTACAATATTATTTAATAGCCAATGCTTCTTTGCAAAAGCAATGGCAAGAAGTATTGGGTCCAAAAAATCGACTACGTGTGGGGTTCTGTTGGTCCGGGCGCAGAGACACCTGGATCAATCGCCACAAGGCCATGCCGTTTGAAATCATGTTGGAGTTAATCAAACGTAACCCTGGCTACGAGTGGGTCAACCTACAATGTGATTGCACCACAGAAGAAGAAGAGCAATTGGTAAAGATTGGAGTCAAGGCTTATCCAGGCGCTATAAAAAGTTTTGCTGACTCAGCGGCTTTGCTTATGCACATGGATGTTGTTCTTAGTGTAGACACTGCTATAGCACACCTGGCTGGTGCGTTGGGTCGTCCTGTTTGGGTTATGCTTAGTCAATACGCACTAGACTGGCGTTGGCTACTGAATCGAGATTCAAGCCCGTGGTACACTACCGCTACCTTGTTCCGTCAACCCAAGATGGGTGATTGGACCAGTGTAACAAATAAAATACACAAATTCTTAAGCTGGTATAAAATTTAAAGCCAACAAAAAAGGACCTTGCGGTCCTTTTCTGCTCTTCCCATCCCAAAGGTTGAGAAAATTCTTTGGTTCTCTGATTAGGAGAATGACAAGTTTTGTACAGCGATTTCACCAACATAGTCAGCAGCATTACCGAAAGATGAT